AGTTGGTGGGGCGTTGTGCGGGGACTCTCATGTCCGGACACCGCGCCACGACCTACTTCAACTCCGTCCTAAACATGGCCTACCTTATGGTGGTCCTGGGTGAGGATTACGTTCTCACCCACCCCTCTATGCACGTCGGCGACGACGTGTACCTCGGTGCCACTGACTATGTCGATGCCGGTTACGTCATAGGTAAGATTGTCGCCAGCCCGCTTCGCATGAACCGCTCGAAGCAGTCTGTCGGCCACGTGAGCACCGAGTTCCTCCGGGTCGCGAACACCCCCCGCGACTCATACGGGTACCTCGCCCGCGCCGTTGCCGGTACGGTTGCGGGCAACTGGTACTCCGACCGCAGGCTCAACGCCGCGGAGTCCCTCACCACGATGGTGACGAACGCCCGCACGCTAGCCAACCGGTCCAGGGCGTCAGTGGCCCCCCTCCTCCTGGTGTCCGCAGTCAAGCGTTCGCTTGCCTGCGACAGCCTAGACGAGACCGCTGTCGCCCGCCTCCTCACCGGGGAACTGGCCGTCAATGACGGACCGCAGTTCCTATCTTCTGGCCGCCACAGGTCTCTCCCTGTACGGCCGGTCCACACCCCCGACGACAACCACGGCTACGCGGATCTTCCGTGCCTGGCCACCACTTCGTTCCTCTCGAAGTGTGCCTCGCCGCTTGAGGTCGACACCCTCTCCGCGGCCGGGCTCAGCGTTAAGGGCCAGATGGTTGCTTCCAGCTGGTCCAAAAGTGTCGACTTCACCGGCCTCGCCCTAGAGCGCCTCGATATCGGTATCGAGCGTAGCTGGGAGGCGATTGGTTCGGTGACAGCCGAGGAGGCACTGTCGCGGCAGAAGCCGCACGGAGTGCTCCTGAAGTATCCCCTACTCGTCCTGGCCAAAGGACGTCTCCCCGACAGAGTGCTGCGGACCGCCGTGGCATCAGCAGGGGGGAATCCCGCGGCCCGCGACATCGCCCTCGAGGCGTGGGGGGAGTACAGTCACGGCTGTATAGTTAGGACGCCCATGTCGTACAGCGACGCTGCCTCCCTCGGGCGGCGTGCTTGGGAG